AATATTACGATTTGTTGGTAAAGTTGGATTTAATCTTTTAATTAGTTTATAGGTTTCTAAGTCTTCTAAATTTATAATCGGCATTAATTTAACATTTTCAAATTCATTTTCAAGTTCTTTTCCAATATTTTCATAAGTAGATGAAACATAAAGACATATAGCAATACCACTTTTAGCAAGCGTTTTAAAATGTTTAATTCTTACTTCTGGTGATTTATCTTTGCTACGGTCTTCATTTAAATCAATAAATGCTGTTGTAAAAGTAAGAGTTGGTTCTGGCATACTTTATTAGTTTGATAAAGTAATAAATTTATTTATTATTAATAAAAATAGTTATAGGTTTAATTTTAATAGTTTATATTTTATATAATAAGTTAAACATTTTTAAGTTTAATATTTTTATAATTAAACTAGTTAATATATAAATAAAATTCTTTTAATAAAATTATAAACAAGAAAATAATAAAATAATAAATTATAAATTATAAATTAGAAAAAATGGTTGTATTAGTATGTTGTATTACTTTATTTATTACTTTTATAGCAATATTTTTATTATTAACTTATTATTTTATAAAAAAAAGAACAGTATGGAATGAATTATTTAATCTAAATACAATTATTGAAACAGTTATGGAATTAGTTGTGTGTCCAGAACATTTTATAATATATATACCAGGAATAGTATTAGAAACAACAGAATGTATTAAGAAAACACAGATAAATAATGACACAAAACTAAAAATAAAAACAGTATTAACTAAAGTAAATCAATGTATAAACAAAATAGAATTACTTGATACGTATAATAGTAGTAATGATAATAATGATAATGATAATGATAATGATAATGATATTAAAATTATAAAATGGGTATTACAAGGAACAATGATACATTATAATACAATGTATAGAGAAACTGGTAAATTTTTTAATAAAGTCTCTGGAAGTTATATATTATTAAATAAGAATTCAGAAAATAAAAATAATGATAATAATAATAATAATAATAATAATAATGATAATAAAAATAATAATAATAATAATTTAATTACATTAGAAAAAATGACAATCATAGAAAATAATATAGAACAATGTAATACTATTTTAAATTTATTAGAATTAATAGATAATAATGATTATGAAACACTTCTAGAGAAAGAAAATAATTATATTATATGTTTAATAAGTAAATTATTAGAAAGTATAAGAATGTATAAAATAGAAATGTATAAAATGATATATTTTTAAAAAATGAAAATAAAACTCAAAATAAAATATTTTTATATTATAATAATATAAATAAATTAAATTATGAATAAGTCTAAAAAAAATACTAATATCAAAACCAATACTAATATATCAAATATATCAAATATTGTAAGTGAAATACAAGAAATACCATTAATACCATCTATATCAAAATCTATTACAAAAAAAAATAAAAAAGATGTAAATTTAGAAAATATAGAAAAATATATTTATAGTAATAAATTTACTCATATATATTTATATAATAATATAGATAATAATAGTATTAAAGAAGTTAGACTTGCTATAGATAATGCAAATAAATCTGATGATATAAATAATGTTAAAGTATCACCAAAAGGTATTATTTTACATATTAATAGTCCTGGTGGAGCAATAACATCAGGTATTGCTTTAATGAGAATTGTAGCACGTTCTAGAGTTCCAATTATTACATATATAGAAGGAATATCAGCAAGTGCAGCAACATTTATATGTATTCTTTCAAAATATCGTGTAATTGCTCCCCATGCTAGTATTTTAATACATCAATATTCTTCATTATCTATGGGACAACGTGATGAATTACAATTTAATATGAAAATAAGTGAAAAAATGTATTCAATGATGACTATGTTATATAGAAAACATACTAATATACCAACTAAATATTTAAATGAACTTTTAGAACACGATTTATTATTAACGCCAGAATTAGCATTAAAATATGGTTTAGTAGATAAAATTTTAATGCCTCAAAATTCATTAAACATTGAAAAATATTTTAATATTAATCCTGAATATGATTTAAGTAAAATTATTTTTAACAAAAAAACAAATTTTAATAATATATATCTTTATGGAGAAAGTTATTGGATGGAAAATACTTTTACAAAATCACTTGAAATAGTTGTTAAATTAGTAGATATAATACAAAAACATAAAATATATAATAACAATAAAACAAAAAAAAATAATATTAATTCTATTATTAGTAAAGGTGGTTCTAAACCAATTATATTTCATATTTCAGATTTAGGCGAATTTAATAATATTTATCATATTTTACCTATAATTAATATTTTAAGTATGTGTCCTATACCAACAATTAGTATTATTGATGGACCTATGTCAGAAATTCCTATGTTATTATCTTTATTTTGTCATAAAACATTTATATATCATTACGCATTTATTACAATAAATTTTGTAAATATTAATGAAGGTGGGATGAAACTAGGAGACGTATTATATAATACTAAAATGTTTATAAAATTAATTTATAAAATATTAAAAACTTATACTAAATTACCTTCTGAAATAATTAATAATATTTTTAAAAAAAGATATATTTTTTCAGCAAAACAATCAGTTAAATATGGTTTAGTAAATAGTATTTTATATGATTAATAAAAATTGATTTATATTTTATTTATTTTAGAAATAAAAAAACTTTACAATAATAGCATAATAATAAGAAAATGACAGAAGTAAATGATTTTAACAACACAAATGTAAATTTAAATAAAGTAATTGATAATATATACGTGTGTAAGTGCGGGTGTAATTTACAATTTATTGATTATAAGCCTGGATTTGATATATCTATTGGGAACAAATGGTTAATTACAAACAATGCTATGGTAAAATACAAATGGAGTGATTATATTAGTATAAATGAGTTTAAATTATGGAAAGATTTTCGAGAAGATATTATTCTTAATTATAATGAAACTATAAACATAAATCTATTAAATCCAGAAGATGCACCTTGGATTCATTTATATAATCAGGAGGTTGAAAATCAAATACCGTTAAATGAAAAATTGTATTACGAATACGTTTATTAAAAAAATAATAAAGTAAATATTAAAATAATGAACTAAATAATAAAATCATTAATAAAATAAATAATAAATAGTAATAAAGTTATTAAACAAATAATACAATTCTATAAATTAAATTTCTTATCTAATTTCAAAGGTTTATATTTTTTAATCCAATCTTCATTTTTTTAGCAATGTGATTTTCTATATGTTTTTGATAATCTTTTCCTAATTCATCAATATTATCTATATAATATATAATTCTTTCAATAGAATTTACATAATTAGATGCTAATTTTTTCACAAATATAAAAACAAATAAAAATAAATTTTTAAGTTTTTTAAGTTATGTGAATCTTATTAGTTTTATCATTATTATATATAATATTACGAATCTTATTAATTTTAGTTTTTTTAGTTTTAGTTTTTTTAGTTTTAGTTTTGTTAGTTTTAGTTTTGTTAGTTTTAGTTTTGTTAGTTTTAGTTTTGTATATTCCTTTTTGTTTTAGTTCATTAATTTTATATTTTAAATACTTGTCTTCTTCTTTTTTTAAATTAATTAAATTAATTTTAGAAAAGTTAGTATATTTATTTAATATATTAATATGATAAAATATCATTGGTTCCCATCTTAGATGTATATTTAAATCAGAAATATCAATAAATTTATTAACTAATTTATTATTTTTTAATATATATTTATCTAAATCATAATAAAAATAAGTTGTATTATTATATTTATTTTTATTATGTTTTTCATAATAATTATTTAATTTTTTATTATAATATTTTCTTATTTTTTCTTGAAAATTAAATGTTAATAGTTTATCATAATTTTCAATACATGATGTATCATTTATAATACAATAATTTAATAATTGATTTATTTTTAAATTATCTTTAACAGGATTTGGATATAAACCTTTTATAATTAAATACTTACAGTTTGATATTAATATAAGTTTGTCTATAAATTTAATATATTCATTATATATATTATCACAAAATAATTTATAATTAATATATTTATTTTCATTGCATATTTTATAATAATAACTAAAATTTATATCAACTTCGCCAAAATGTAATAAAATACATTTAATTTTATGTTTTTTTAATATATTTTTAATAGTATTGATTATAAATTTACCATTTTCATTTGTGTATAAACCTTTTGCTGTTCCTCCTTTAATTTTTAATATTTTATTATTACTAGATTTTAATAAATTAAATACACCTATAGAACTAGAACCAATATATAAATTCATTTTATTTTAATTATATTATAATAATATAATATAATATAATTAAAATATAAATAAAATAAAAATAAATATTAAAAAAAAATAAGTAAAAACTATGAATTAAACTGACCTAATAATCTATAATTAATCTAATAATCTATAACTAATTTAACTATAACTCTTCATCACTTCTTACTTTTTGAAAGATGAAATAACTATTGAATTTAGCCCAAGTCATAAGTGCGTCTTCTTCTTTTATTTTTTTAGCATTTTCCATTGCAATTTTATTACCATCGGTAGCAAATTTTGAAAGCATATTACCAGGTTCATCTAAAAATCCTCTAAATTCTATTAATTTAAGATTATGTTGTTTTGCTTTTTCTTCTAAATAAGATATGCTTACTAAATTTTCAGTAAAAGGAGTAGCAAATGTTTCAAAGAAAACTTCAATTTTATTTCCAACAGTAATTGTTTTATAATCATCGTCATCATCACTGAGTTTTTTAATATAAAATACATTTTTACCATTAACTTCACCTTTAATTTCACTACGATTACCTATTTTGTTTAATATTTCCATACCATCTAAACAAGTGCCAATAAAATAACCTTGGTCGAGTAAATTTTCACTAACATTTCTAAGAAAATGTTCTAATGAGGTTTCATCATTCATCATATAGTGAATAGCATACATACAGGTAATTAAATCATAACCATCTAATCCAACACCTTCCATTTTACGTAATTTAGTAGTATTGCCTTTTGCTCTACCATATAAAACATCTAAATAATATTTATTAAGATTGTCAAATACACAATCACCATTGGCAATATTTTTAGTTCCTGTTCCATTAATAAGAATAACTTTATCAGCAAATCTAGAATATTGAGAATTATTATGTAATAAAGTCTGTTCCATAATACGTGTTGCTGCACCTTTCTCTGAATTATTAAGATTATGTTCATTAATATCAATACCTAATACATGATTTACATCATTTTTAATGTATTTATCTAAATCACCAAATTCACCTACTGCCAAATCAATAACATTTGGTTTAGTATAACCTGTTAATGCTCTATTAATTAAATAGCGTTTTACAAAATTATTGAATTTATTTAAAGGTCCCGCAGATAAATTAGTTTTATCAAGAGCACTATAATAATCTTTTGTTTTTAATTCTTTTTCAATAAGAGCACTCGTTTCTTTTATATCACGACTATCACTGCCACGACCACCACGACCACCACTACCACTACCACGTTCAATACCACTATCATTACTAATTAATTTATGTTTAGTAATAGGATTATTAATTAACATCCAGGCGGCATTTGCGGTAAGATAAGCATTAGGTTTATCTTTATCTGTTCTAATACGTATAGGCACCCATCTATAATCAATATCTTTACTTAAATTATAAGAACATTCACAAATAACATTATCTGTAATAATGCTTCCATCACTACAAATAATATTATCATTACCATCAACTTTAAAATAGGCTTCTCCCATTTGGTTTGTTTCATCTCCTTCATTATCATACGAACCAATAAAAGGCGTTGTTGATAAAAATTTCATTTCACTTGGTAAATTAGATAATTTTCTACCAGAATTAATAAGATAGAAATTTAATCTATTGTGGTCTTTTCTACTATTAGGTGTATGATAAATAGATGTTAATAAATTTATTTTAACATATTTACTTTCACCAAAATAAGAATAGGCTGGTTTATTTGTTTCTATATCTTTAATAATCTTAATTTTAAAATCAATTGTAAGATGGTCTTGTGCTTTCCATTTATAATTATTATTCCATCTTTTACCTTTTGAAACAAATGGATTTGAAATATAACTATCCATTGTTGTTTGAAATACTGCTAAATTATTAGGATGAAAAACAAGACCATCTGTTTTATAAGGAAAAAGATGCCCGACATCTAATAAACCACCATATTTAACATTCATTTTATTAAGTATATTTTTACAATTTTCATTCATAAGTGATGGTTTGCCTTTAAGCATAGCACGTTCATATCTTTCTGGTGTATCTGATAACATATATTCTTTTTTAAATAATAAGAATGGTAATTTACTATTTAATTGTGTGATATTAGTACTTTCAGTAAATGCTTTAATACTATTTAATATAGTATCATATCTACCATTAGAACCTCCTTTTTTACTAAATAAGAATGGTTTAATTATAACATTTTCTCCTTTGTAAATATAAGAATCGAATATGTAAAAATGATTTAATAGTTTATTTTCATAAGAGCGACTAATATATTCACCATCTAAAATAGTATTGGCGAGTGCTGGTATAATAACACCAAAATATTTAATTTGTGATGTAGTCTCACGGCTTATACCATAGGCTTTACCTTGTTCGTTAAAGAATAATAAATTACGGTCACCATCTGTTTTGTCAGTGACTAAATAATTAATATGTATATTAGTATTTATTCTTGGGTCAGGAATGGCTGAAGGTGTAATATGGTCAGCATTTGTATGTAATAAATCAACAATGAGAGGTCCAAAGAAAATATTATATTTTAAATTAGATATAATTTTATATTTCAATTCGGCAAGTTTTTTAGCACCTCCAATTTGGTTCATATCTTCATCACCATTATCTTCATTGTTATCATCATTTTCATTATCATCAACATTACCTTCATTATCATTACCTTCATTATCATCACTATCATTTCTGCTTACACTTTTCCTTCCACCTTTCATAACACTAGTATCTCCACCATTCATATCATCATTATAGTTTGTAATATTAGAATTATCTTCATCATCAATAGTATGGTGTCCTGAAACAATTTGTGTTCCTCCAGCCATAATGGTTTCATCATTTATCTTTTCTTCAAAATTAATATCGTTGTCTTCATTTAAAGAATACATATCAGCACCACTTCCATCACTTACACCACTTACACTATATCCTCCTTTTTGTTTAGGTAAAGATGATTTAGGTTTAGTTTTACTTTTACTCACTTTTTGTTGTGATTTAAAATTGTGTTCAAGCATTTTCTCATCAATACTATTTTCAACAACTTTTAAAAATTGGTGTTTAACAGTTAATAATTCATCATTACTTAAAATATAGAATGAATTTTGAAGACATTGTAAAATAGTTCCAATTTCTTTAAAGAAATTTACAAATTCTGTTTGAACATAATCTTTACGTTCAGTCATATTTTTAAATGTAGGATTAGTATGTTGTTTATTTTTAATGTATTCTACTTCAACTTCATAATGAGGTAATTCATGAAATACATTACTTTCTTTTATCGTTTTAAAATAATTCATTGAATTTTTTAGTTTAACTAATTCAGTAGGTTTATCTTTTACAGAATTCCACCAATTTATAAAGGTCATTTTACTATCTTTTGGTTTTTCAACATCTCTTTGTTTATTTTGTTCAATTATTTCTTTGACTGTTAAGAAATGATTATCTAGCAATGTGCTATTTTTTACGATACTGATATCAATTTGAAAATCATTCGTTTTCTTTTTAAATGAGAATATTTTTTTATATCTATATGTTTTAGGTATATCATTAATTTCTCGTAAAAGTTCATTAATACGTGCTTCATCATTATTAAAATTATGTTCCTCTTTTAAATTAAATTTTAAATTATAATTAGGAATAGCAACACGATTTAAACCTTTAGGTGAAGTTTTGTATTCAAAATCAATACTATTACGTATTAAACTAAGATTTTCATTATTACAATAGTTTTTAATTGCTCCAGAGCCTTTTATTAAAATACGTATATTATTGAATTTTTCATTATCACGAGGTAATTGTATAGTTAATCTTTCAGTTGTATTAGAGATATAATTAGGATTATTTTTATAACGTTTTAGTAATGACATAAAATTATCATTATTAATTTTAGGACTATTATTATTGATTACATTATCATAAAATAAACATTCTAATTCATAATCTGATTTACTAATAGAACTATTGATAAGTTCTAATATTTTATCTTTTTCACCATTTTTTTGATTTAAGTGTATCATCCTTAATCTGTTTAAGTATATAAATTATAGTATATAAATTATAATATATAAAATGTTTTATACTCTTTTATAATATATAGATATAAATATCTATTTTTATATAATAAAAATTATTAAATAATATTATTTATATTTTATATACTTTAATATTTATTATATATTAACTATAAAATATCAATTTTTATATACTCTTATAATATCTATAATATCATATGATTATATATATATTTTATAAAAAATTGAAAAATAAATATTAATAATTAGAATTATAAAAATACACATTTAAACTATTTAAATTTTAAAGTATTTAATTTTAAAAATATTTAATTTTAAAACAGTTTTTAGTTTTTAGTTGAAAAAATGAATTTATCTAATGAGGAAGTTAAAATTTTATTAGAAAAAGCAATAGTGAAGGGTAATCCTGAAAGTCAATTTCAATTAGGTGAATATTATAAATATGAAGTAAAAAACCCAAAGATTGCTTTTAATTGGTATATAAAAGCAGCAGAACAAAAACACCAAGACGCATTATTTGAAGTTGCTGAATGTTATATTTTTGGATATGGTGTAAAAAAAGATAAGACTAAAGCATTTGAATATTGTAAAAAAACAGCAGAATTAGGTCATAAATATGGTCAATTTGAATTAGCATCATTTTACAATTTTGGTATTCAATGTAAATGCTCTATCAATAAAGTTAAAGCATTAGAATGGTATAAAAAAGCAGCAGAAAATGGTTTAGTTGAAGCATATTATAATATAGGTATGATTTATGAAAACCAAAAAAAAATAGAAAAAGCCATAAAATGGTATTTTTTACCAGCAAAAGAAAATCATATTAATTCTCAATATCAAATGGGATTATGTTATAAAAAACTTGCTGATGATGAAGACTAATTATTTTATTTTATTTTATTTTATTTTATTTTATTTTAATAAACATAAGGTATATAACTTGGTCTATCGTATGAATAGATATCAACTTTAAATTTACCATTATAAGAAGGAATATCAATCATATCACCATTCATAATCTCATCACAGCCTAAATCATCATTACATTTACGACCATCTTTAGTAATAGGTATTTTAAAATTATGAAATTTATCACTTGATGTATAATAGTTCCATTTTCTAGAACCATTAAAAGTGGGTCTTCCAAATAAAGGTAAAATGCTAGTTTCGTTATTATTACCAGGTTGTTGTTCGGTATTAGCAATTGTTTCTTTGTAAAGAATACCTACTTGTTGATACGATTGAGAAGGACCACGTGATGGTATATTAATTGGTGTTCCATATGTATTTGTATAAGAACGCTCGGGAGGTAATAATGGATTTATAATTCTTTCAGATGCTTTATTGGCTTCATATTGTAAATAAGAAAGTTGATTAGGATTAGGTCTTTCAGGATTAGAATCACGTATATTAACATTTATGTCATATTTAATTCTTTCAGATGTAGGAGTTCCTGTTCCTTCGTGAGGGCTTCTATCTTCATCATTACTTTCAAATAATTCATTTACTCTAGAAACAATATTATTATTATGAGTACGATTACGTTCATTTGATATTAAACTACGTAAAAGATTTGGCTCACTCCCATTAATCGTTAATGCGTGTTGTTTAGCAAGAGCACGTTTTGATTCAACAATATCACCTCGTTTAACACCATAAGGTAATTGTTGTGTATTTAAGAGTAGAACACAAATTAATATAAGTGCTCCTAATAGAATACAAGTAAGAGATGTATCCCAAGAAACACAACCAGATAAAAAACCAAATTTATTAGGAGGGCATTTTTTTAAAGATGATGAAGAACTAGAGCGTGGCATTTTTTATCTTTTTATTTTATTTATAATTACTATTTACTATTTATTAACATTTTTATTAAAAACTTAATAGAATAAATATTAATAAAAATATTATTAATATTTTTATTAAACACTTAATAAATAAAAAATTAAAATGTTAATAAATAATAATTATTAATAAATATTAATAAACTACATAAATAAAATAATAATAAACTACATAAATTAAATAATAAGAAATATGGAACAAACAACTAAACCCTGGCATTTTTCTAAAGGAGATAAACTTGCTGTTTATTTACGTATGAAAACAAAATGCATATTAATTGTTGCTGCTCTTTTATGTGCAGCACAATTAGGTGGTTATTATCCACTTAATTTTATAAAGAAATACCAAGTATTAAATTTTATTATACTATTATCTTTAGTTGCAAGTATTATTTATAATATATTTGATAGAAATTTCTATTTACCATTTTTAGGTTGGACTTCTTATCCTTGTGGAGGGCTTGCTGAAAAAATTCCCCGTGATGCTGATACAACTGTTACTGTTCAAGTTAAACCTAATGTAAATGTTATTTACTGGGGAAGTGAGCCAAAAACAAGTGAAGAACAACCTATTGACAATCCCTGGGATGCTTATGCTAATTATGATAATTCTGGAGTAGTCCGTGCTGATGCTCAAGGCAAAGCCATTTTACATTTTAGAAATCCAAGTATTTATCAAGTTGGTTTAATGAATAGAACATTAAAGAAACATATACATTATCGTGAATGTAGGCATCCTGGTATGCTTTCTTCAGTTAAAACTGTAAATTTATAATTATTAAAAAGATTTATAATTTTAATATTTATTATTATAAATTTAATATTTTTTCTATTTTTAATATAGTATAATATAGTAATAATAAATTATAAATTATAAATAATAAGATTGAAATAATATAAAAAATAAAATGCAAAGTTTAGTATTAGTATTATTAGTATTAGGTTTAATTATGATGGCATTAGGTTATCAAAAGAAATTATTAACCAATATGGAAACAAAAACTGTTGTAGAATATAGATTTATACCTCGTAGTATATATGAAGACCAATTTGAAAATAATAAATTAGAAAGTAGTTTTCAAGATATGTTTGAAAAACAAGACGTTTTTTTTAGAATGATTTAAAAATTAAAATATATGAAAAAAATTAAAATATATGAAAAAAATTAAAATATATGAAAAAAATTAAAATATATGAAAAAAATTTAAATTAAAAATTTATTGAGTTTTCTCTTTTTGTTCTGCCATTTTACGTTGAAGCCATGGGTCATCGCTTTGTAATTGAGCGTTGGCTTCTTCAATACTAATTTCTTTAGAATTTTCACAACCTAATTCAAGACTTTGAGTAATTGCTTTAGGTTCAGTATCTTCTTTAGTATTATTAGTATCATTGGTATCAACAGCATCAGACATATTTAACAAACTGTTAAAATCAGTATTAATTGTATTTAAATTACCCATACTTGCTTGTAAGTTTTGTTGTTCTTTCATTTCATCTTTAATGGCTAAAGTCTCATTAATACCTTCTTGATGTTTTAATCTATCTTCAGCACTCAATGCGTCTTTTTGACGTTGCGTTTTTTGTTCTTGGTAAAACATATCTTTCTTGGCTTCATTTGTTTTATATTCTTTCACTAATTTATTTAAGTCATTATTCATATATTCAATATCATCAATTTTTTGAGGATTAGGATCCCAAGGACACCAATATCCCATTTGACCAACAAAGACATCAAAGAGTGGGTCTTGACGTTGAAGAACAGCAGCACGGACATCAGCCTCACGTTTAGTGTCATAAACACCACGCACTTTAACACCACGCACACTTGTTTTAAAGTTATTGGCTTTATCAAAGACCTCGCCAATTTTCTCTTCATTGCTAAATTTAAAATCCTCAAACTTATCTTTAAATTGTTCAAATGTTAAATCATATTCTTCACAAGTTTTAGAAACATTTTTCTTGAGAGCAATAACATCAGAAACATCAACATTACCATCTTCGGATTTGTCAATTAAAGATACTAAACCTTCATCAAGCATAGTTGATATTTTTTTATTCAATGCTTTTTCATAATGATAGAACATAAATTTCTCTTTTTGTTCTAAAATTTTATCAGGGCTCACAAAAGAAACACAATAGAAGTTTTGACCTGTAATAGGCTTATCAACATCTAAGTAATCTTCTTCAACATCACTTTCTTTTAAAGGTGTAGTATTATCTCCACGGCGGTCACGAGGCATTTTATATAATTAATAAGTTTAAATTAATATATAATAATAGAAGAGTTATAATTTAATACAATTATTTATAATAAATAATTATTTTTTAAATTATAATTTTAAATAATTTATATTTTTTAATTAATTATTTTTAATTAATAATATTATTATTTTTTTTAATAAATACCGCAATTATTAAATATAATATTAATATATAATATATAAAATAATATATAAAATAATATATAAAATAATATATAAAATAATATATAAAATAATATATAAAAAATAATATATAAAAAATAATATATAAAAAATAATTAATTAAAAATGATAAATCTATTTGATAATAAAGTATCTAAAACCTCTAAAACCTCTAAACACTCTAAAAACTCTAAAAACTCTAAAAACACAAAACCCTCTAAAATCTCTAAATATTGCCAAAATTATTATGTTGATATAAATGGTAATACAAATAATAAAGTTTATAAAATGTGTAATAAATATAGTCACTGTAGAAAAAATAGATGTAAAAATATAGATGCTAGAATAGAAGCCAAAAAAGAAAGTGTATTTGGTAAAGATTATGATAATTATATTAAAAGTAAAATAGAAAAAAAATGTCCTTTGACATTAAAAACAAAACAAAGAAAACAATGTGAAACTAGAACATTAAAAAAAATATATAGTAATCATAATATTATTAATTTATATAATAAATTATTAGAATGTAATAGAACATTATGTTTAAAAGATAAAAGAAATTTTTATAATGCTATGTTTAAAAAAAATACTATTAAATTAACAAAAAGTGAAAAAAAGAGATTAAATGAAATTAAAAAAATAGAAAATCCAACTCCAGATATGTATTTAATTAAGACAGGCGATTCTTAACAATTATTATTAATATTAATTTTTAGTAATAATATTAATTTTTATTATTAGTATTAATATGACATTCATTGACACGACCACTAGGGTCAGTTGAATTAATACCTTCCCAGGAGGTATTTGGTTTCCAATATTTTACAGTTTTTTCACGATTAGGATATAGTTTTTCAAATATTTGTCTATAATAAAATGCTTCTGTTGTATGTGGTGTATTATAAGGATATAAATATGCTCTATTATTATAAGCACTTAAAAAATTATCTTTAATTTCTTTATCTGTAAATTCTTTAAGTGTATCAATCCATCTATATGTAATTGAATCACTAAATTGTTCTTTTTGTCTCCATAAAACATCATCTGGTAAATATACATTATTTCCATTTTCATCTTTAATATCAAATGCTTTTCTAAGAATATATTTTTCAATAGGTTTTCCATTATAACATTGAGTTTTAACATCTTTATGTATATCAATACATAAATTTACAAAATTAGTATCTAAAAAGGGAACTCTAGATTCCAATCCATTACCCATAGTTGATTTATCAGCACGAAGACAATCAAAATAACCTAAATCTAAAACTCGTCTTTTACATTCAAGTTGATGTTCCATATCATTTGGTGCTTTATGAAAATATAAATAACCACCCAATAGTTCATCACTTCCTTCACCACTTAAAACCATTTTAAAACCCATAGATTTAATTTTTCTAGACATTAAATAATGAGGTGTAGATGCTCTAATAGTTGTAATATCATATGTTTCTAAAACATTAATAATTTCATCAATTGAATTCATACCTTCTTCCACAGTAAAATCAATTTCATGATGTTTAGTTCCTAAAAACTCAGCAACTTTCCGTGCGTAAGGTAAATCAGAACTATCTTTAGCACCAATACTAAATGTATTAATAATAGGTATTTTACCATAGAGTTCAGGATTTTGTTTAATATATCTACTTGCGATACTTGCTACTAATGAACTATCAAGACCACCTGATAATAAAATACCAAATGGTACATCGCTCATTAGTCTATCAATAACTGCTTTTTCAAAAGTTTCTCTAATTTGTGTTAATAAAATAGTTTCATTTTCACTAGTTAATAAATTTTGATTATTATAATTAAATTGTAAATTATTTATATTATTAGTATTAGTATTATTGATATTATTAGTATTAAGTTTAGACCAAACACCATTTGATGTATCTTGAAAATAATTAATAGGATTTAAAACAGGTTCCTGTGCGTTAAAATATAAATAATGACCTGGAGGCATATAATTAACCGTAATACAGTTGTTTAATGCTTTTAATTCACTTGATATATGAATACCACCATTTTCATCCATACCATAATAAGATTGAGTAATACCAAATGGATCTCTTGCTACAAATACCATATTATTTTGCGTGTCGTGTAATATAAAACTAAATTGACCATTTAATTTTGACATTAAATAAACAAGTTGATGATGTTCTAGTTGATGATGTTCTAGTTGATTATGTTCTATTTTATCATTTTTATTATTTATAATAGTTTCATATAAGGCTAAAATAACTTCACAATCACTTTCAGTTTTATAATTATAATGCGCAAATTCTTTTTTTAGTTCTTTATAATTAAAAATTTCACCATTAACACACAATACAATAGTATTATCGTGATTAGTTAAAGGTTGAATACCTGAATTTGGGTCTATTATACTTAATCGCATATGTGAAAAACATCCATATTGTGTTTGATAATATCCTGTTCCATCAGGACCTCTATGTCTTATTTTTTGTGAGGCTTTTAAAGCATTTCTTCTAAATTTACTATTTGAAATAGGTCTAGATTGAATATAAGCATAGATACCACACATTATTAGTTAAATAAGTGGTAGTTGAAATAATATAATTATAGTAAAATAAGAAGACTAAAATAAGAAGACTAAAATAATAAAATAATATAAATAAAAAGAATATTAATATTTTTAAATTAAAAAAAATATAAAATTTAAATTAGTAAGAGTAGTTTAATAGAATTGTTAAGAATATGTTAATAAAATTATAATATAATTTAAGGCATTACAGTAGAATATGATTCTCTAAATCTTTGTGAAAAATCAAGAGAACAAGGCATAACAGATAATCCATCGGTATTTAATTGTAAGCATTGGTCTTGTGCATCAATAGGATTTATTACATTAAAACCGAATAATGTGCTTGTATTATCTTTTAAAATTCTATCTTTATTAGTTTCAGAATTAATAAAACTATTGTATGTATCTATATTATCTATTTTAGTTGAAACAAATTGTTGATTTTTATTATTAGCATCACAAGATTTAAAATTCCATTTAGCACCATCATTTATATTATTTTCATATTCTAGACAACCATTATTACCATAAACAAGATAGTTTGGATATTTATTTGAATTATTTGGATTTTTATTATTATATAGTTCTACATTAAATGATTGTGAATTATTCATACTTTTAAATGATTTTATAGCAGGTATTTCTTTTTTATTGTTTTGTATAGTTTCTTGTAATAGTTTTAATTCATCTTTCATTTTGTTTATTTTATTATTTTGCATGTATATATAAGCATCGAATGTTTTTGATTTTAATTCATTAGGGTCATCTAACAAAGCAACATTTTTATTATATATTTCTGCATAACTTTTAAGTTCAGGAAAAGCATCAGAATTTAAAGTAATAGTATCAACAAAAGGTTCAACAGTTGGTTCAGTTGTGTTAGGATCATAATTTATTAGAGTATCTAAAAAATTACTAAACCCTGTAGTAATAGAGTTTACTGTGTTATTTATTTTTTCTTGTAATCCCAATATAATAAGATATTGGTCTTTTGTCATATGTTCAGGAAAAGTAATTGCTGGTTCTGTTGGAATTTCAACAATAGGTGGTGGTGTGGGTGCTGGTGGTGGTGTTGTAGCAGCACCAGTTGTGGTTGTAGCAGCACCAGTTGTGGTTGTAGCAGCACCAGTTGTGGTTGTAGCAGCACCAGTTGTGGTTGTAGCAGCACCAGTTGTGGTTGTAGCAGAACTAGTAATAACATTCATAATACCTGTAATATCAGTATCAGTATCATTATTAAAAACATATGTATAAGGTGTTTCACTTTCTGTTGCTGTTAATATTATAGTTCCATTATTATCATTAATACCAACAGGATCATTAAAACTTTTTAAACTAAAAGGATGGGTTTCATTATTAACAGTATTATTAAATTCATAAGTTTTTCCATCTTCTAATGTAAGAGTAGGGTTTAAGTCAATTCCATCACCATCTATTAAATAATTATCACTACTATCTTTAAATTTATAACCATTTGGCGTCCCATTAGTCTCATCAACTTCAACTGTATAAGTAATACCTACACCTGCGTCTTGTGCTATTGTAAATGTATCTTTATTTTTAAAATAGAAATATAAAATTAATCCTATTATTACTAATAATAATAGAATATTACTAATTAAATTCATTGTATTTTTATTTATCATACTATTGTATTTTTATTTTTCTATATTATATTATTTAATTAGAATTAATTATTACTAATTAGAATTAATTATTACTTAATTATTAATAATATAAAAAAATAAAACTATTTAATTATAATAATAAAATTATTTAATTATTATAATAAAATATTATATTATTATAATAAAATATAAATTTAATAATAAAATAAAATATGACAAATTTAAACAAAGACGATTGTCATTTATTAAACACATTTACATCTAAAACTAATAAATTTACATTAGATGGTTATAAAACGTATGCCAAATGTGTAAAAGTATATGATGGTGATACTATTCACGTCGTATTTAAAATGCCTAATAATAATGAATGTTATAAATGGGTTATTAGAGTAAATGGTGTAGATACTCCAGAAATAAGAACACGTAATAAATATGAAAAAACACTTGGATATAAAGCCCGTGATTATTTGCGTTCTTTAATACTTGATAAAATAATTATATTACAATGTTTGGATTTTGATAAATATGGTCGTCTTCTTGGAGAACTATATATTGAAGGAAATGAAAAATCTATTAGTAATCAAATGATAGAACAGGGACACGCTAGAGCATATAATGGCGGAACAAAATCTAAATGGCTAGAACCTGTTACTGAACCTGTTGCTGAACCTGTAGTTGATACTACATCATTATAAATTTTTAACTAGTTTTTTAACTAGTTTTTTAAATAGTTTTTTTAATTTTTAATTTTTTTATTTTTAAGTTTTCATTTTTAATTAATATAAATAAATATAATCATATATTAAATACTGTAAATTATAAACTATAAAATGAATAACCATAATTCACACTTAAAAATAGAAAATAATGTAAAATCAAATCCCTGTATAGATAAATTAACTGACCTTGAATATTTAGAACATATGATACCCCATCACCAAGTAGCAATTGATATGTCTGTATTATTACAAAAGCATACATCTTCAGATGTAATGTTAAATTTATGTAGAGAAATTATTAGAATACAATCTTATGAAATTTTTGAAATGAGTAAAATGAAAGCATATAAAGATACATTATTTACAGATGATAAATGGATAAAAGAGAAAATTAATACTAAATTAGATACTTATAATCCTATTTTATCAAAAGCAAAAGAGGGAGAATGTAATCCTTTATTTTTTAAACCAAATGACCATTCACAACATATGAAAGGAATGAAACTAACCGATAGAAGTTATCTTGAACATATGATACCACATCATCAAGTAGCAATTGATATGAGCCGGCGTTTATTATTACATACAAATAATTCTTATTTATTAGAATTTTGTAGAAAATTAATAGTATCACAACAATCTGAAATACTATATATGAATAATTTATTAATGAATATTGATTTTTTATATAAAAGTGAATTGTTACAAAATTAATTTTTTTATTTAATTTATTTTTTTATTTTTTATTGTAATTTAATTTTATATATAGATAAAACTAACTATTGAATTAGTAATGTAATTATTTGAATACTAAAATATATAATTTAAAAATAAAAAATTTAAAAATAATATTAAAAAATATTATTATAATTATAATTATTAAAAATATTAAAAACTATTTTTCATAAATCATAAAAACTATTTTTCATAAATCATAAATCATAAAATTAAAATGTCAGAGATTAAAGAAACTCAAGACCCCCAAGTTGCCCAAGTTGCCCAAGTTGCCCAAGTTGGTTGTGCGATTGATGATTGTTTTAATTTAGATAAAAATAAAGATAATCATTATACCTTTTTACCAATTTATAATCATAAATATTATGAATACTATAAAAAACAATTATCTACCTTTTGGACTGTTGAAGAAGTTGATTTAAGTAAAGACCGCGAGCAATTTAATACTAAATTAAGTGAAACTGAAAGAACCTTTGTTAAAAATATATTAGCATTTTTTGCGGCGAGTGATGGTATAGTTGCTGAAAACTTAGATATGAATTTTATTGAAGAAATAACGTATAAAGAAGTTAGAACGTGTCTTCGTTTTCAAGCAATGATGGAAGATATTCATAGTGAAATGTATAGTCGTCTTATTGATACACTTATTAGTGATGAAAAAGAAAAAGACCATATTTTCAATGCGATTACCACCATTCCTTGTATTAAATTAAAAGCCGAATGGGCTAAAAAATGGACGTGTGCTGAAACGGCTACTTTACCTCATCGTTTAATTGCGTTTGCCTGTGTTGAAGGTATTCATTTTAGTGGTTCATTTTGTGCAATTTATTGGTTAAAGAAACGTAATTTAATGCCTGGATTAACACTTAGTAATGAATTTATTGCCCGTGATGAAGGGTGTCATACGGAAACGTGTATTTCTCTTTACAATGATTTAAAGACTGAAATGAGATTAGATGAAAAAGTTGTAAAAACGATAATTGAAGAAGCAGTAGATATAGAGTCTGTTTTTATTACAGATAGTATAAGTTGTTCTATGTTAGGTATGAATGTTGATATGATGAAACAATATATTAAATTTGTTGGTGATAGATTATTATTACAATTAGGTTATGATAAAATCTATAATGTAGCCAATCCTTTTGATTTTATGGAAAATATTAGTGTTGAAAATAAAACAAATTTTTTTGAAGATAGAGTAAGTAATTATAGCAAGGCGGGTGTTTGTGGTAAAGAAGAAGATAAAGAGTTTGATTTAGAGGCTGATTTTTAATTAGATTATAATAAAGTTTTCTATAATTATTGTTTTATGTGGTTTATATAGTAGTCTTCTATTTCCTTCAAATCTATATAATTTATATCTTTTATTTCGTATCTATCAAAGTTTCTATCTTTAAAGTATTTCCAAAATTTATTTGTATTTGACTTAACGTCGTGTGGTAGAGTAGACATAATTTCCACCACTTGCGCTCCTCTGTAAAAAGAACTGTCAAAAATTGTAGTTAATAATTCTTTTACTTCTTCATATTCCCCCCCCCCTCATTTTTCTAACAACTGACCCATTTTTACTTTTACGAGTTAAACGTTTTTTTGTTTTAGTGCTTTTACGAGTTTTAACTCTTTTAGAGAGTTTTGAAGACTTAGAGCCTTTTGAAGATTTAGACTTCTTCATAGTATTTTTACGTTTGTAAGAAACAGGCATTTGAAATAATTAATAATTGAGAATAAAATTTATAATTTGAAAAGTTTGTATCAAGATACTTATATTATACAAAGAAAAAATAAGTTTATTGTATTATTAATTATTATTATTATTTAAAATATTCTTACTTAAAATGCGGAATAAATGATTTTCCATTTTTTCATAAAAATAATCATTAACATCTTCGTTAAATCTATCCCGAGCGGGACCACTAATACTTTGTTTGTTTTTTAGAATATCCGTTACTAATGTTATAGCATTATCTATTTTTGTTTGATTATTTGTGTTTGTGTATTCTACAGCATACTTAATTACAAAATCATAACTTATATACGTACTAAGTTTAGAATCTATCATTGTTTTAATATTATTTAGAATGGCTTTTTGGTCATCCATTGATTTTTTATGTATTAAATTAAATAAATTTTGTTGATTACTAAGAACAATAATACTGTAAATTACTTCATCTTCAATATTATAAAATTTTTTAAAATAAATAGCAGCTTTAACAGCATTTAATTTATTAAGGTTAAGTTTAGACAAACATATTTCAAAATTTATATTATTATTATTAAAATCTATTCTTTGTAATTGTTTAAAATCTGTTATTAATTTATTAAATTGTGGTAAAGTCATACCTATATGTATATAATATATTTTCATAAGTGTAGAAATTTTAATATTGTTTTTCATAAAAAATAGATAATTATTAAAAAAATCATCACTATCAATAACATATAGGTTTGTAAAATTTAAAACATCTGTTTTATAGTATTTAAATAATAACATAATTTCAGCTAATTTAAGTGTTTTAAATCTATCCATTTTAGTTCGCATAAGAGTAATAAAGTTTTGTTCACTTACAGGAAAATTATCAAATCCAGAATTAATAAAGTGCATTAAATCTTTGTTTATTAAAGTTTGAAATTGTTTATTAGTTTGCGACAAATTAAGCATAGATTGTAAATCTGTAATTAAATTAGGTATTAACTCACCAGGTAATGAAGATAATGTGTTTGGATTAGTAGCATTAGTAGGTGCTACTGAAGACTCATCAGGTTCCACACCTCCCCTCATTTTTCTAACAACTGACCTCTTTTTACTTTTACGCGTTAAACGTTTTTTTGTTTTAGAGATTTTTGAGAGTTTTGAAGATTTAGACTTCTTCATATTATTTTTACGTTTGTAAGAAACAGGCATTTAAAATAATTAATAATTGAGAATAAAATTTAAAATTTATAAAGTTTGTATTAATATAATTATATTATATAAAGAAAAAAATAAGTTTTTTTAAATTAATTTTGGTTAAGTTTTTTTTAAAAACTTATTTATTCTTGTAAAATATTAATATCATAGCGATGAAGATTAAAATGTTCTTCTTCAATCGTATCTTTGGTAATAAAACGCACAACTTTGACAGGTAATTTTTGTCCTAATCGCACAGCACGTCCAATTGCTTGTGCTTCAATGGCTTTAGTAGTCTCCATTTGACTTTGTAATGCGTCAATAAAGACAATGTGGTTTGCTTCTGTAAGATTGCTTCCACTATTACTACGCTCACTACTTAACATAATAACACGATAAGTATCATCTTTTTTAAATTTGTTAATATTTTTATTGATAACATAGTTATTTCCAGAACAATAGATAAATTTAATATTAAATTCATCTAATGTTTTACCAATCATTTTTAACATTTTATCATATTGACTGAACATAATGACACGATTTTCAGAATTAAGAAATAAGTTATGTAAATATTCTACTAATGCTGACATCTTACTACCATATTTATTAATACAGTTTGTTTTCCATTCACTACCTAATTTCTGTTCTAAAGGTGTAAGTAGTTTAGGTTTAACAACAGCATCTATTTTAGTTTTGTCTTCATTTTCCCTTTCCTTTTCCCTTTCTTTTTCTAACTCGTCTTCAGGTTTTGTATTAACCATATCAATATTTGTAATATTAAGTGTTTTAGCATCAACGACACCACGACATTCAGGACAATTAAATTTAGATGTTAAATTTTTAGATAATTTTTTGGCACAGTCTAGACAGAATATATGTCGACATAATGTAACAGCAATTTCATCTAAATCATCGAAACATATAATACAGGGGTCTTGGGTTTTATCTTTAATAAAATCATTGTTTGAAAATAGTGTAATTTGATTATTGATACGTAATTTATCACTTTCATATAGATTTAATTTTTTAACATTTTTATGAATATCGTGTTTAATATGTATATGACCTAACATAGTAGCATATTCAGAACATTTTAAAGGTATAAATTCATTTTTATTCCAGTCTTTATTCCAGATGCGAAACAAATGATCTTTAATAATATATAAATTATTTGCTAAAATAATTTGTAATGATTCTGGATTATGACATACATCAAACGCACATAAAACACTATAGATAATTTCACAATGAGAACGTATTCTATTATTATCTAAATCTTTAAATTTACTATTAATCTCTTCTAAAAATTCAGGACTAATTTTTTCATCAAGATTTAAAGATGTAATATAATTAAGTAATTCAATCCAAGAATGTAATTTAGTTTGTAATTCAACATTATTTTTAATTAATTTAGTTTTCATTACATCTAATTCTTTTAATTGTTTATTAAATTTAGAAATCATATTAGAATTAAGTTGCTCTAGAGTTAATATCTCTGGTTCAATACTATTATCACTAACATCAGGATTGTCTAAGTCAATTTCATTATTAATTAGAATATTAGTGCACATTAAGAATAATGTTTTTAATTTAAGAGTATCATTAATGTTTCTATTCGCACGAATACTATTATAAATATTTCGTTCAATATTATTTTGCTCTACATAAATAACATCTTCTGTAAAAATGGGTATATTCAATAATGTTTTTACATCTTTTTTAAATGTTTTCTTAAATATATCATTTAATAATAAATCCATAGTTGTATTAGAAATTCCTGCTGTATCACGTAAATATCTTATTTTACTAATTTTTTCTAGAGTAGTATCATTAGGATTATTTGTGCTTAAAAATTGAACTAATCCAGTTAATGTATCAAGTCCTTTTTCAGTAGGTGTTCCTGTCATAGCCCATTTATAATTTGCTTGTAAAGAACATAAATTTTCATATAAGAATTGACTATCACAAGTAAGAGATTTTTCTCTATTAATAAGTTTGCCTACAGACGATGAAAAGAATTTAACTGTTGGTGAAAGTTTTTCGTGTGCTTCATCAAGAATGACACGGTTCCATTTTATTTTAAAAATATTAAATTCATTTGATAATCTACAAATTTTACTATTTTTACCATTAGTCGCATCACTAGTCTTTTCAGGTTGATGAAAAGTTTTAAATGCTTTTACTTTATTAGACTGAATAATACGTTCAGTTTCACCTTCATAATATTGATTAAGATTATTATTTTCAAACTGATTAACATAACTTAAATAATTAGCATTAGATAATAAATTAATTGAAACAATATAAACATCATATAATTGTTCTGACATATATTCATTTTCAATAGTATCGGTTTTATTTGCCGATTTAGAATTATGACAATCTAAATATGTATTAGCATAATAATAAGTATCATCTTCTTCTATAACATCATCATCTTTTTCAATAACTACAGGTTCATTAATAGTATCAATATTAATTAAATTTTCTAAAGTAGTATCTACTATAGCATCTACTTTAAAATCTATCGTATCATCTACTTCATTGTGTTTAGTTTCAATACTGACATTGTCACTACTTTTATTACTATCGTTATGTGTAGATGTTTTAATACCTTTTTTCAATTTAATAAGTTTTTTCTTTTCATTTTTAATATTATTTGTTTGTGCTTTTAACATTAACTTATTAATTTTAAGTTGTGTTTTTGATAGTTTTTCTTTTTTATCATTACTAGTAGTATTAACATCATTAACACTAATATCATTAACAATAACATCATTAACACTAACATCATTAACACTAACATCATTAACACTAACATCATTAACACTAACATCATTAACATTAACATCATTAACACTAACATCATTAACACTAACATCATTAACACTAACATCATTAACATTAACATCATTAACACTAACATCATTAACACTTTTAGTTTCTAAAATAACTTCATTATGAATAGGATTATTACTTGTAATAATAGGTTTAGTTGGTTTATTTAATTTGGATAGTTTAGTTTTTTTAGATGATTTAACATTAGAACTTTCAGTGTTAAGTTTTTGAGTAGAAAATTCTCGTAATTCTTTTTCTAAAGATTTAATACTATGTATTCCTACCAATACTTTTGCACGAAGATTAAATTTATCTTTAACATATTTCTCAATTTCACTTTCCCATTGAGAAGTTAATCTACTAGGAACAATAATTAAGTTATTGAATTCAAAACCTTTATCTAGAGGATCAGTAAATGTTTCACATTGTTCTAAGTTATTATTTTTTAATAAGTCATTAATTTCTTTTTTGTAATTATTATACTTTAATATATCATGATTTAATTTAATAACTAAATGTGAAATAATTGTAAGTGTTTTACCAAGACCAACTTCATCACAAATTGCTCCGCCACAAAATTCTATTTTTTTATTATAGTTTGTTTTATGGTCAGATGGTTTAAGAATACTATCAACCATATTAAAATCATTATTATATAATCCACGATTATAATATTTTTTATTATTTGAATTTATTGATGCTATTAAACTTTTATTATTAGTAATATTAGTTGTATTTTTCATTACAATATAATATTTTTTATTAGCATTCATAATACAATAATTTTTATTAAGAACTTCAGGAATATATGATTTTAAAGTATATATAAAAGATCTAATAGCATCAATATCTTCATAATTATCACAATTTGATAATGTATATGGATTTGAATAACATTCACTTATTATATTATGATTGTCTATTTTATCTTCCAATTGAAGCATCCATAATAAATTATTTTTTTGATAATCAAATAAGTTTAAATTTATATTTTTATCTAAAAAACGGCATAATTTTTTATAGGTATTTGAGTTTGTATCAGATATTTCATATGTTTTATTAATTTCATGATTAGTAATTTTATAATTATCATCATTATATTTATTTTCAGTAGTAATACTAAATAATCTACTAAGTGTAAATAAATCTGCTTTTAATTTCATATGAATTAAATCATTTAAAACTTGTTTAGAAACATAAAATTCAAATATATCATTTCTTTTATCTGTTATATTATCATATGAAAATAAGAACATTGGATATGGTTCTATAGTTTCACTTTCATCATTACGTTCATCATTACTTTCACTATTACTAATTTTATTATAAGTTAATCTAGAATAATTATTACATACATAGCGTAGGTATAATAAAGTTTTATAACTATTTAATTCTCCTTCAAATGTTAATTTCAAACCTAAATTTGTAGTATATAATACGTGTTCTTTAAAATAAGGGTCAATTTTCAATAATCTACTTTTAAGTGTATCAATTTCGAATTGATGTAAATGTATGTGATGACGGTGTCTTATAATACAACTATCATTTTCTGTTTTTGTTCTTAATAATTTTTCTAATGTAATATTAATTTTATTAATTTCATTATTATAATAAATTATTTCATCAAGATATTTATTATGATTGATTTCTATTTTATTACAATTATAATTAAATTTAGTATCAAATGCTAATCTAAGTGGTAAAGCGTCTTTATAATTAATATTTACAAATTGCTTTTGTGTAATATATAAATATGAAAATACATTAAAATAAATATTTTCTATGTATGATTTTAAATCAGTTGTTTTATATTTAATTTCATTATTAATAATAAGTTTATGATTTGTAAATACATCAACTACATTATCAGGTTGTTTATAAATATCATTCCAAATTTGAATAACTAATGCATCATTTTCAGTCTTATAAGGAATAATAGATTTAGTAAATAAAGATTGATTTTCACATCCTCCATTATGATTAAATAAATTATAATCATTATCATAGTCAATAGTTTCACTAGATAATAGTGTATTTAATAGACTTAAAATATTTTTAATTATTTTATCATTTAACATATTACTTTTTTCATAGTTTAATAAACTTTGATTAAACTTTGATTTATTAGTATTTACTGTTTTATATGTATCAAATTCAATGTTTTTATAAAAAGTTAATAAATTATTTAAAGGAATTGTTAAATATTCAGTAAATATATATTGTGTATGTTCATCATTTTGATAATTACTACCAGAACCATTAAATAAAATAGCATTTGCTTTATTATAGTAATTACAATTTTGATTTAATACATAATGATTTGGATAATTAGTGGTTTTATGTTTTTTACCAACCCAATCAACTGTTTTTGCTACCATTGTATAATTTGATTTATCAACATTGTTAATTTTCATAAATAATTCATTTACTAATGTAAATTTAATTAAAACAATATTATTATATTTATTAGAACATAAATATTCATCATTATCATTACAATTAATAGTATTAAAAATTTGTGAAAGTAATTTATTTACAGTTATTGTATCATATTCTTCACCCAATTGTTGTTTAATATCATTCATTAACTCAACTTTAGAATTTGGTTTATAATAAGCATAATATTTTGTTTCCATTGTATAGTTTGATAGAAGTTAATTAGTTTTTAATCGTGTTTATTCTTTTTAATAAATTTTATATATAAGTTATAGTTTTCAAGTCTTTAAATTAGATTTTTTATAGTATAAATTAATACTATATATTCTAATATGAAGATTATAAAATGGTAAAAGTAAAATAAAAAATAATAAAAATCAATTTTTAAATAGTGTAAAATTATAATTACTCTATAAACTATAGTTATTCTATAAACTATAATTACTATATAATTACTCTATAAACTATTAATATATTCCCAATTTAAATCTTTACATATGTTTTTCCATATTTGGTCTTGTTGGTGTAATTTTGTGCGTGATTTTAACAATTGAAAACAGGCTAAATATTCATCTAGTTCTAGTAATTCAAAGAATTTATACATAACATAATTATAGGATAAGAAATTTTTTCTTTCAACAGGACAATATTTTTCAAAAGGTATTTGAATTGCTTTAAACATTCCTCTAATAATTTCTTCAATTTCAGGAGCAATGACTGGTGGTGGTAATCCATTTAATTGATTTATAATATAAGGTATATGTTCATAATAATCGTTTTTCTTGATTTTTTTAAGTATAGTTCTCATTTTATCTGGTGTAATTAAAGACATATTTTTAATACGTTCTTTTTTAATTTCAACAATAATATCATTATAAACTGTTTCTGGAATATCAGTTGTTTCTTTGGCTTGGAATTGTGCTAAAAATTCATTTAAATGATTAATACGTTTATAGCAAAATGAGGTCATTTCTTTAGGAGGTTCTTTAAAACTTGGCTTATCACTATCTACAATTATATTTTCAATATAACCACAGTTAGGACACGTAAGTTGTCCCGAGTTATTATTTAAAAGCATTTCAATAGAACATTTTATACATTTATCAAAATAATTTTTATTTTTAGAGTCATTGGTTGTATTAATATAATTTTTATCTATTAATTTCATAAATTTATCATAAATTATATCTTTATTTATATTTTTAACTATTTTATTATCATTATTATTTAATATTGTAGTTAAAATATCATTTTCATCTTTATTATCATTATCATTAAAATATTCATCTTTATATTCATTGGTATCTAAATTTTCATCTTCAGCATTGTCATATTCAGAATTGTCATCTTCAACATTATCATCTTCAACATTGTCATCTTTATTATTATTATCTTCTTCAATTTCATTTTCATTTAAACTATTGTAATTATGTTCTTGATTAACAACATTATAATAATTATTTATTAATTTACCTGTTTTTAACATATAATCATTTTGTTCAATATTATGTTCTATTTTATAAATTTCATTTTCAATTTCTTTTTTTTTATCATCATAAGCCCATATTTTTTGTTGTAATTCAATATTAATTATAACTTCTGAGGCATTTTTATTATTTAATTCACTAAGTTTATTATTTATTTTAGTTAACTCTTTATAATAATTATTTAAATTATCTTTATTATTTGTAAATGATTTTAATATATTATTATGTTTTGCATCAAGAGTTTGCCTTTCGTCTATTAGTAAGCGATTTTTAGTTTTATTTTTAAAAGCCATATAAATATTTAAAATAATAAAAAAATAATTAAACTATTACTATACTTAATATAATCTTTAAGTATAATATAAATATATAAGACAATTATTAATAATTAATACGCATTTCTATACTATATACTATATACTTTATACTATATAAATTACACTATATAATTTAAAATAGATAATTTACACTATATAATTTAAAAAATAGTAAATATGAAAAATAAAAATTGATTTATAAAGTATAATTTTATTGTATCTATAAACTAAAAATATTACCTAAAATGTCATCAACAATTGAACCAACTTCTTTTACAGAAACATTAACTAAACCTTTTAAAAAAGATAAATTAACAATAAATGTAAGTGATAAACCTTCTATTGAAGATTTAAAACAACTTGAAAAAGAAGAAAAATTTTGCTTTAAATTTAATAATAAAACTAAGAATGCTTATATAGATTGTCATAAAGACGAAGAGTATTATATGGATTTTTATAGAACATTTGGAAAACCCTATGTATATGGATTATATGAAAAAAATAATGAAACTAAAGAAAGTAAAATTATTGGAACTGTTAGTTTAATTTATCGCTATGATACAAAAGTATGTCATATTATGGATTTAAAAATAAAAAAATCTCATCGCGGAACTGGAGGTGTAAATAAATTTATTCGCTCTACATTATTTAGTCGAGTTTTAAATAATAAAGGATATTATGCGATTTCTATGAATACAAATACCATTATTGAAAATTTAACATCTAAAATGGTATTACCTAAAATGAAAAGTAGAGGTAAAATGTTTATCTATGTTATTTCATTTGATGAATTAAATAAATGTTTAGCAACATTATCTTCTTTCTATTGTAGTGAAATTGGATTTATAGATAATAATAAAAGTCGTATGTTTGTAGATAATACAACAAAAAAAGGATATAAATTATTACATTTACATCATAATGCTGATTATAGAGAAGAAATTGATTTTACTGAACCACAACGTGGATATCATTATTGCTTTTCTATTCACGAAAGTAATGAATACATTATACAAGAATTAAAAGAAAAATTTAAAATTACATCAAGTTCAAGTGCTACTATTTATAGTAATGACTTTAAAACTGATTGGTCTAAATTTGTTAAAACATTTGAAATCTAAGTAAGTTTTGCCAAAATAAGTTTTTTTTAAAAACTTAGTTTTGGTTAAATTTTTTTTAAAAACTTAGTTTTTTTAACTTAGTTTTAGTTAAGTTTTTTCTAAAAACTTAAAACTTAGTTACCCATCGCAACTCCACATAATATACCAAATATTAAAAGAGATGCATGCCAATTTAATGAAGTACATACTTTACTATCTTCTTCCATATATTTTTCGTTTATAAAAACAGTATAATAATCAACTATAATTGTACCTATCCAAGCTAATACTATTATAAATAACATTAGAATATAATAATTCATTTGAATTATATTATGTTGTATTAAATATAATACAAATCCTAAAGATGTAAATAATATTTGTGAACCACAACAATATGGAGATGATCTTAAATCATTAATATCATATGAATTTTCACATATACTATTAACAATACCATCCATATATGCAGAATTAAATAAGATAATTATGAATAATAAAATTATTAAAGGAATATGTCCAATATTCATTTCAATTAATGATAATAATATATATACCAAAATTAAATAGAATATGTGTAATAATCCATTATATAAAAAAGCATTTATGCCTATTACATCATAAAAATATAATATAAAATTTGATAAATATACATTTTTTAATTTTTTATTATCATCATATCTGTTCTCTGTTATTTTACTTTGTAAATAATTTTTATCATTCTTAGAATATTGAATACTATTAAGAATAATAACAATTATAAATAAAATTATAGATATAATTGGATAACTTGTTTCTTTTACAAATGTTCTTTTTGTAAAATAAACTATATTATTTAACAATGGATATATATTAAATTTATGTGCTATTTTATTTACAGTAGCATACATTTTTAATTATTATTTTTTTAGAGTGTATTAATATATATATATATATATATATAAATAAAAATTAAATAAAAATAAAAAATGAAATAATATTAAAATAAAAAATGAAATAAAATAAAAAATGAAATAATATTAAAATATTAGAAAATAGTTATAATTAATCTTAATTTGTTTTAACTTATTTTTGGTTAAGTTTTTTCTAAAAACTTAGTTCGATACCTAAAAATTCACTTTCATAAAGTTTAAATATTTTTCTATCTTTATCACCATTTAACAATCCTTCTTTTAAAGTTTCATTACTCATTAAAAATTCAAAGAAGGTTATAAATTTTTTAAGTCTATCCAGAATGATTTCATTTGTATAATCACTATCATAATTAACTTCATTAACATACATCGTTCGCACTCCTTTTTTATTCGTATAAGATTCAACTAAATATGCTTTTTCAAATCCTAAAGAATGTAAATAGAGTTGGACTTGGATATTTTCATAATCACGGACTTTTTTAAATAATGCTTTCTGTCGCATTTTAGCCTCAACTAATTCATTCTCAGTTGTAATACCATCATATTTACCAATAAGACACCAATCGATTGGTAGTTTAGGATTTTCAATACTTATTGGAATATTAACCCACGCTTGAGTATTTTGTAATGTTTTTTCACTTAATCTACAAAATTCATCTAAAACAGAATCTTCATTTGTAATACCGTGTTGTTTATTTGTAATAGAACATACTTTATTAGTTAACTCTGTTTTTTGTTTTTCTGTTAATTGTGTTTGTTCATTAATATATTTTTTAATATCTTCTTGTTTAGAAACCATATCATTACTTGTTTTAGTTGTATCTAAATTAAGTTGTTTAACTTGTTCTAGAATGTTTGTTCCAGAAGCATTATCAATTTCCCAAATATCATTATACTCATTTGATGTAGCAATTGTTTCTTTTTTATCTTTTAATTTTTGTTCTACTAATTTAAAATCATCTGGTAAATATTTACGCCATAAATCACAGGTATTTTTTGGAAAATTATTGTAATTATCTAATCCAATAAGTGGAGCAATTTGAGAAATAGATATAGTTAAACGTTTTGACATCTCTAGAGACTATTAACTATTAGTTAGTATTTATTAATTAAATAATAGTGATTATTTATTAAATAAAAGTTTAAAATTATTTTTAAATCAATTTTTATAGTAAATAAAAATACATAAAATTAGGTTAATTATTTTGTGCTTTTGCTTCTGCTTCTGCTTCTTCTGCATCCAATCGTCTTTTTTCTTCCATTTCAGCCTCTAGTTCTTCCATATCAACACATTCGCCTGTTTCTTGATCACATACCATAGAACCTGTTTCACTACGTGATTTAATTGTAAGATGTGCTAGAGTAAATACTAATCCTGGAACATAAAATAAACTTGTTAAAATAAAACTATATATAATTTTATTTAGATTTTCAAATTTAAATAATTCTTTTATTGTATCCCAAGTTATATATGGAAAATCATCAAGTAAAAATTCACTAACAATTTCTAACATTTCACCTAAAGGTGGAAAAATAACTGTAAATAAAATTTTAAATATATTAGTAGGTATTACAACGATACCGTGTCCTATACCTCCATAGAGTGTCCTATCAAATAAATCATAGTCATTAGAAGCAATTTTATTTTCTACAAAATCAGTTTTTTCTAAATCAGTCATTTTTTATTTTACTTATATTATTATTTTATAATTTTTTTTTATTACATATTTTATTATGATATTTTATTATGATATTTTATTATAATATATAATACTAAATTATATTATTATTTATTCATTATTATTAAAATAAGTATCTGTATATAAAAATTTTTTATCTTTATCAGAAATATTTCTTAATGTATAAACTAATCCAGGTATATAAAATAATGTAGTTAATATAAAACTATATACTATTTTATTTAGATTTTCATAGGTAAGTAAATTTTTAATAACTTGCCAATTTATATAAGGAAACCCAAATGTAAGATCAGCATCAATACAATTCATAATTTCTCCTAAAGGTGGAAAAATAATAGTTATAATAAGTTTAAAAAAATTAGTTGGTAAGCAAAAACTACCATAACCTAATCCACCATACATAACTTTATCATATAAAGTCCATTTATTTAGTTCAATATCATTTTCCATTTTTGTTTAACTTATTTATATATTATTTATATTAATAATATTAAATTTTATTAACTTATTATTGATATAGATTTTTTATAATTTATAAATTAAAAATTTTAAAATTTGATATGTATTTTTAAAAATTAAATAAATAAAAAAAAAATAAGTAAATTTAAAAAAAACTTAGAGCAAAATAAAAGATAAGACCTATTATAACAACAAATCCAATTGTGCTATAAAATGCCCCAACATCTTTTTCATCAATATCTATATCAGTATGTTCTTTATTATATTTGCTTAATTCATATGCTTCATATTGGTCAGCATATCTATTATTATTTGTTACAACAAATACGTATATAATTCCTGCTAAATAATTTACATATGTTAATAATAAACATACTAGTATTGAAAACCAACCATATATTCCTTTACTTAAAAATATCCCAAAAGGAGGCATTAATATATTCATTGTATATCTAAAAAATTTAGTGCTAATTGCTGTTCCATTTCCAAGTTCTGTAACAGATTTTGGTATAATACCTGTAAAATTACCGAATATCATATTATAAATCCATTTAAATGCGTAGTGTGTGATATCAAATATAAAGAAGAAGAATCGTAAAACAAAATAAAGTATTATATCTATAAGATATAATACTATACCTGTAATTGGTCCTGGTCTTCCTAACATGCCAGGTAATTGTTCATTGTTTTCTACATTTTGTTTTCTAGCCCAATGTTTTTTAGAAACATAACTAAAATCATCAGGGCTTTTATAATTATAATTATAATAATCTATTTTTGACATTTTTATATAACTATTATCTAATTATTAATTTAATTATAATTTTATTATTTAATAATTAATTTATTTTTTATTATTGTTTATCTTATATATATAATATAAAAATAATTTATTAATTAAATTTTATTTAAATAAATGAAAAAAAAATTAAAATAAATATAATACATTAAGAATAAATAACTAGTAGGGCATATACTAAACCAGGTATATAGAAGAGTAATGTTAAGAATATACATACAATTATATTAAGCCATCCAGTTAAACCCATATCCATAAATACACCAATAGGAGGACATAATATAGTTCCTAGAACAACACTAAAAGGAACAGTATTACTTTTTGTTAAATAACATTTTTTACCTTTATTTTTATCTAAGTTTTGAAAGTATTTACTTTCTCTATCATTTTTTGTAAGTCCTGATTGGTCCCATCCCCAAAATCCCTGTATCCAAGTTCCCATTAAATTAACAGAAAATGTCAATAGTGTCATAAATATATCTACAGGTAATCTACATGTTGCTAAAACAATTGTTATTAGAGTATTAAAAAATTCAGTAAGAAAATTAAGAGGATTTAATAAATCTAGAACTATCCATAATATAAATTGTATTAACCACCATACCAACATTATTAACCACATAACTATTTTATATAACATTATAACAAAATCCCAAATTTGAAACACCGCATTAAAAATTGAACTTAAACCACCACCCCCTTTATTTTTTTCAATAATAGTTAAAAATAAAGTATTTATATTATATTTTTTTATATAATTATATATATTTGTAGTTTTTGAAATTAATTTATTATTATGTAAACTATAAAAATCATTGTATTTATTATATTTTAAATTATAAATAGGTAAATTAGTATTAATAAAAGAGATTATGTCTTCTAACACACATATATGTTTTGGTATTAATTTTAAATCAATATAAGTATCATTTATATAAATATGACTATTTTTCAAATTCTTATTTATAGTTGTTATAGTCATTATTATTTATATATTATTTATTATATATCTTTATTTTTTATTGCTATTTTAAATTTATTTTATTAATTAATAATAATCATTATTATAAAGATTTATGAATAGATAACTAATAAAGCATATACTAAACCAGGTATATAAAAGAGTAATGTTAGGAATATACATACAATTATATTAAGCCATCCTGTTAAACCCATATCCATAAATACACCAATTGGAGGACATAATATAGTTCCTAGAACAACACTAAAAGGAACAGTATTACTTTTTGTTAAATAACATTTTTTACCTTTATTTTTATTTAAGTTTTGAAAATATTTACTTTCTCTATCATTTTTAGTAAGTCCAGATTGGTCCCATCCCCAAAATCCTTGCATCCAAGTTCCCATTAGATTAACTGAAAATGAGAGTAGTGTCATAAATATATCAACTGGTATTCTACAAAATGCTAATACTAATATAATTAATGTATTAAAAAAATCTCCTAGAAAATTAAGAGGATTTAATAAATCTAGAACTACCCATAATATAAATTGTATTAACCACCAAGTTAGCATTGCCAACCAAATAACTATATCTAATAACATAACAAAAAAATTACCAATATCTACAAAAGGTCCAACTATTGGTTTAAAAATTACATTAACAATAGCATCAACAGCATCCATTAGTCCTGGAAAAATACCCCCTCTACATTTTGAATTACATTTTATAGTAATAAAGTCATTATCAATAATAATATCATTAACAAAAGTTTGATGTTTTATTAATTTATTATTATGAATAAAATAATACTGATTTATATTTTTTTTTAAATTATGTTTATCATTATTTGAAAGCGTTTGAATAAATACATCTAATAAGGTTGTATTATTATTTATATAATTTTTAGTATTATGTATATTATTTTTCCCATTATATATATGATTATAAATGTATGTCTTAGTATCAAATTCTAATAAAAATTTAACCATTATACCTATCCAGCACCCGACGTTAAGTTACACACCACTGACTGCTACTTAGATCACTGAGCCATTTTTAAACATTCCGCTTCTTGAACCCGATGGTCGATAAGTAGCTAAACCTTTTTCAATTACCAATGAATAGTAATAATTATCCATTACACCATCTAATTTATTGGTAAA